AAACCGAGGTTATTGGGTTGATTTAACAAAAAGGTTGCAAAGTGCTGCGCCAGAGTTATACAATCAGGATGACGATGATTCCACTGAGGTTAGAAGACCGAGGAATGTTGTGGCTAGTAGCGGACGAGAAGCATCAGCAGCTTATGGGGGCGTAAATCGCAACCAGTTTGTCCTTTCCCCAGATCGGGTAAAGGCGATGAAAGAAGCTGGCGCTTGGGAAAACCCAGTCCGCAAGAAAAAGATGATCGAGCAATTTATTTCGTTCGATCGTGCCAACAAACGTTAATCCAAGGGGAATAAATCATGGAATCAAGACTCAAAAAATCTTTGAACGCAGCAGGACGCGAAGACCGATCTAACGGGGAAGCTAACCGAGCAGCGGCGGAGGAAAAGTTAATGTCCAAGCAGGAACGCCGCAGGGCGTGGAGCGAGGAGTTAACACAATCAGCATTGCCGAAGTTAACACCGATGGATGGTTGGCACTTGTGCTGGCTTTCCACCACGAATTCGTACGACAGCATTGATAAGCGTATGCGTATGGGCTACATACCTGTGAAAGCAGACGAGTACCCCGGGTATGACGATTATCGAGTTAAGTCTGGTGAACACACTGGATTTATCTCATGCAATGAGATGTTATTGTTTAAATTGCCGATGGAAATATATCAGGACATTATGCTTTATCAGCACCACGAGCGTCCGCAAGAGGAAGCTGAAAAGATTAAGGTTCAGGTAGAAAATCTCCAAGGCGGTCGAGACAGCAACGGTCGTCCGTTACTCCAAGTTGAAGGTGAAGGCTTCGGTTCTATTGAACAGCAAACCAACAGAACCCCGCAATTCGCGGGATAAGGAGTTACGATGAGTGCAGTATCAGCTCCGTTTGGCTTGCGCCCTGCTTTCCACCCCTCTGGTCTGGATCGCGCTCAGGCGCTTGCTGGCGGCATTAGTTCGGGGTTCTCCTCGAACATTTATAAAGGGCAACCTGTTGCGTACGGTGTTGCTGGAAACTCTGGTACGAACGGAACAATTCAACCTGCCACTGCTGGCAGCGCTTGGGTTGGTGCGTTCTCGGGTGTCCAGTGGACTGACACGACTGGTCGCGCTCGTGTTTCTAACTACTGGCCAGCAAATACCGCTTACACGGCGGGAACTTGCGTTGCCTACTTCTACAACGATTCCAACATCGTTTATGAAATTCAGGCGAATGGCTCGATGACTCAATCTTCCATCGGTGGCGAGTACAACTTCAGTTCAGACATTGCCAATGGTTCTTCGACCACTGGTTTGTCGAGCTGCACGTTGAACGCCAGCAGCGCTGTCGCTAACGGATCACAAGGTCAAATGCGAGTCGTTGATCTTGCTCCGTATGTTGATAACGCTTGGGGCGATGCGTACACAATCGTGCGCGTCGTGTGTGCCTACTCACAATTCTTCGGTAGCTTTACCGCAGTTGTGTAATTAAGGAGTAATTTAAAATGGCAGCACCGATGAGAAGTACAGACTTCCGTTCGATCGTTGAGCCAATTCTCAACGAATGTTTCGATGGAGTCTATGATCAACGCGCGGACGAATGGAGCCGTGTGTTCCGTGAAGAGGACGGTATTCCTCGTAATTACCATGAAGAGCCTGTCCTTTACGGATTTGGCGCAGCGCCACAATTGCCTGACGGTACGCCTGTAACGTATCAACAGGGTGGTGTGTTGTTCCTCAAGCGTTACCTGTACAAGGTATATGGTTTAGCGTTCGCGCTGACCAAAGTGCTTGTGGAAGACGGCGACCATATTCGCATTGGTCAAACTTATGCCCGTCACTTGGCGCAATCCTTGGTTGAAACCAAAGAATTGTTAGCTGCGAACGTGCTTAACACGGCCTTCAACAGCGCCTATCCGGGCGGCGACGGTGTATCTTTGATCAACACCGCGCACCCGATCGTCAACGGCACTTTCAGCAACCAACTGGCGACCGCTGCGGTTCTTTCGCAAACGTCGTTAGAGCAAATGCTGATCCAAGTCCGTCAGGCGGTGGACAACAACGGTAAGAAGATTCGATTGGTTCCTCGCCAATTGATCGTCGCGCCGGGCAACATCTTCCAAGCGGAAGTGTTGTTGAAGTCCGTTCTCCGCGCTGGCAACGCCAACAACGACATCAACCCAGTGAAATCCATTGGGCTGTTAGATGAAGGCGCTGCTGTCCTGTCACGTTTGACCTCGTCCACCGCTTGGTGGGTGCAGACGGATGCTCCAGAGGGCTTCAAGCTCCTGATGCGCCGTCGTTTGGAAAAGACGATGGAAGGCGACTTTGAGACCGACTCGATGCGCTACAAAGCGACCGAACGTTACGACATCGGCTTCACCGATCCTCGTTGCGCTTACGGTACGCCCGGAGTGTAATCACATGGGGGCTGTGTAACAGCAGCCCCTTTCTTTCAACCGAGTGGTTCAAGCCACAGGGAGATTAAAATGCCTCAATTTAGTGATGATTTATTCTTGGGTACTGCCCAAGGGTACATTGGTACGAACAATACCAATTCCGAGGCTGTTATCACTGGTTCCGTTTCGGGAACCACGATGACGGTCACTGCTATGAACTCTGGTGATTCTTTGGTTCTGGGACAATACGTCAACGGAACTGGCATCACCGCTAACTCTTACATTACAGCTTTTGTATCTGGCGCTGGCGGCACTGGTACTTATACCTTGAGCCAATCTTCGTCAGCCACTGGCTCAATCACGATTTACGCCTCTGGCAACGCGGGTCTTGGCGATCCTTCACCGATGGAAGTTGGTGTCGGCCCATTAGGACGCGAGTATGTCTGGGACTTAATTCCTCAAACCTTGCAAGCGGCTAACATTGCTGCTTCGCAAACCCCTGCTGCTGCGGGAAACTTAACCTTGACCGCTGGTACTTCCGCTAAGTCTGTGGTTCGTACTGATGGCACGACCGTTATCCAATTGGATACGCCTCGCGCTGTTAGCGTTACCCAAGTCACTGCGGGTACTGGTCGAAACTTCACCGTCTCTGGTTATGACTACTACGGTCAAGCCATGAGCGAAGTGATTGCCTCAACTGCTGGTTCTACGATCAGCGGTAACAAGGCTTTCTACCAAATCTCCAGCATTGCGGTATCTGGCGGTACGACCACTGCGGTCACTGCCGGAACGACCGATAAGTTGGGATTGCCATTGCGTGTATTCGATGCTGGTTACTTGGTGCGAGTGGGTTGGAACAACACCCTAGCCAATGACGCTGGCACGTTTGCTGCGGCTGATATGACTACCCCTGCCACTTCGTCAACCGGCGATGTGCGTGGTACTTATCTGCCATCGAGCGCAACTGACGGCAAGAAGCGTTTGGTTGCGGTTATCGCTCTGCCCGGTATTGCTGCTGGCCCCAATGCTACCCGCACTGGTGCTCTCGGCGTAACTCAAGCCTAATAGGAGGCTGACATGGCTGAATTTAAACCAATGGTGAAAATGTACACCGATGAGCCATCAGTTATCCTGAAGCTCAAAAAAGGTGGCAAGGTTCACTCCAAGCACCACGAAGGTCACGGTCATCACTCGATGCACCATGCCACTAGTGGAATGACTCATGGCGTAAAGGCTGCTTTCCATGCGGAAGCTGGTAAGTCTCCTAAGAAACCATCGATGGCTGAACGTCGTAAGGCGATGAACCCACAACTCTACAAGAAGGGTGGGAAAGTTGCTCACAAGATGGACGGCGGCATGATGGGCGCTGCTCCTGCTGCTGGAGCGCAAGCCCCTGCAATGGGTGGCGGCATGAACCCAATGGCGATGGCTGCCTTGGCTAAGATGGCTCCAGCCATTCGCGCCGCTCGCGCCGCTCAAGTGCGTAAAGCTCTTGCTGGTCTTCAAGGTCAAGGGCAACAAATGCCAATGGCTAAGAAAGGCGGCAGCATTGCCAAAAACGTCAAGGCTCTTGAGAAAGAGTTACATCACCACGAGAAGTTGGACATGGCTCATGCCCATCCGAAACATCATAAGCACGGTGGTATGCACCACAAGGCTGATGGTGGAGCGATTGATAAGGCAGAGACCAAGACCACGCTCAAAAACAGCGTCAAGCCTTTTGCCAAGACCAAAGTCGATGATGGTCAACATCACGATAAGGTTCACGGCACTGGCGAGATTAAGGAAGGCGTACCAGCGGGCTACAAGCACGGCGGCAAAGTGCATCGCGTCTCTGGTCACCCAGAAGGCACGCACGCTCACCACAAGGCGATGGCTAAACACCACGCTAAGATGGCTGAGGGTGGATCGGCGCACCATGCCAAAATGTGCGAACACCACAAGCACATGGCTAAAATGTGCAAGAGTGGCAAGTACGCGATGGGCGGCACGATCGAAGGCAACGAAGGCAAGTTTGAAAACACCTACGTTGTGGACGGCGATCACCGCGACACCGCGCACGGCACTGGCGGCGTGAAAATGGCTAATGCTGGTGGATTTAAGCATGGTGGCAAAGCCCATCACGGCATGAAACACCACAAGATGCACCACAAGGCGACTGGCGGCTCGATTCCTGCTGCCTCTAGTAAAAACCGACATGAAGATCATCTGAAGGGTGATACTTATGAAGGCGGCAACTGGGAAAATCGCCCTGCCAACACCTCAACCGCTGGCGTTAAAGGCACTAAGACTGGTGAAGTCAAGGAAGCCAACGCAGGTGGTTTCAAGCGTGGAGGCCATGCCTCAAAAAAAGCCTACGCCACAGGGGGTAATGTTGTAGATGATGGTAAGGCAGTAAAGATGCCCCATCACTTCATCAGCAAACCTGTGGCGAATAGCTTGCAATCTGGCACTTTCCGCAAGGGTGGCAAAGTAAAAAAGTTTGCTGACGGCAGTTCAGCGCAAAGCTCAAGTCCTGCTAGACCTTATGATCCTAGCAACGACCCAATGCTGCAACGCATGAACCAAGCCGTCAGTGACTCTTCAGCCGCTGAAACTAAGGACAACGAAGACTTCCGCAACGCAATGTTGAGTCTCCCACGAAACTTGTACAACAAAGCAATGCAACTGAAGAATCGTTATCTTCCTAGTGACGACGGCGCTGTTACCAAGACGAAAGAATCGGTAACAGTATCCCCACCCAAAAGCCCTACTCCAAAGAGAAAGGGTGGAAAGATTCAGCGCAAGCAATTAGGTGGTTGGTGTTAAACCAAGAGGGGAGTTTCGGCTCCCCTTCTTTTAAAGGAATTTAAAAATGACTGCTACTGTACGTTCAATTACTCAAGACGGTCGGTTCGAGCCATTTGAGCTACAGGTAGCTCGTGGCGTGATCTACGGTCACTCTCCTATTCAGATTTTCGGATTCAGCAATGCTGTTGGATCGTCTGCTTTTGGCCCACTCTGGGAAGGCTTGACCGCATCAGGCGGCGCTTACACCTATCCCTCATCGGCGGGTCAAGTTGTTTTGGTAAGCTCTTCAGCCTCTGATACGTCCGCATTAAGCGTGCAGGTTCAGGGTTTAGACGCTAACTACAATATTCTCAACGAAACAATTGCGATGAACGGAACCACCAACGTAACAACGGTGAACTCGTTCTTTCGCATCAACGCGATAGTTACAACCAACGGCGCAAACGTTGGAACCATCACGGCTAAAATTGGCGGCACTTTGTACGCTCAAATGAACGCAGGGATTGGCGCGACTCAAATGTCGATCTATACCGTACCTGCTGGCTATGACTTTTATTTAAGTTACATCCAAGGCGATGCCAACATTGGGTTTACCTCAAGTTCTTATATGACCTTCCAAGAGTACAATAAGGACAACACCTCTGGGCATATAAACATTCTGAACCAATCAACCTTTGTTCAATCGTTTGATTTCCCATTCACTTGCCCGATTAAACATCCTGAAAAGATGGATATTCAATATCAAATCAAGGCGTATAGCGGTTCCAACGGCATTGCGAACATCTATGCTGGTGGCATTTTGATTCAGAAGGACATTCTGACCAATTAATATGGACAATAATCATGCCAGCAACATCCAAAGCCCAATTTCGGCTAATGAAAGCGGCTGAACACAACCCCAAGTTCGCCAAGAAAGTGGGAATCAAACCCTCTGTCGCGGCTGAATATACGGAGAGCAACGTGGGCAAGAAGTCCTACGGCAAACTCCCTGTCCACAAGGCAGAGGGCGGTCTGTACGCTAACATTCACGCCAAGCGTGAGCGCATTGCTCATGGCTCAGGCGAGCATATGCGTAAGGTTGGCAGCAAGGGCGCTCCTACTGCGGATGCCTTTAAAGAAGCTGCAAAAACCGCCAAGCACGCTCACGGTGGTGGGGTTAGCTTATCAGTGGGTCGCGGTGAGAAATTGCCAGCCTCAAAGGGCGCAGGACTGACCGCAAAGGGTCGAGCAAAGTACAACCGAGAGACTGGATCGCACTTGAAAGCGCCTCAGCCCCAAGGCGGCCCTCGACGCAAGTCTTTTTGCGCTCGCATGGAGCCAATTGCTCGCAGCAGTGAGAAAGGCAGTCGCGCTCGAGCTTCAATGCACCGATGGAATTGCCCCGGTTGGTAGAGGTGACTTATGGCGTACAGCGGAACGGTTGGTCAAACGGTAATAACTGTCCAAAACTTCATTGATCAGGGCGCTCGTTTATCGGGAAAACTGGCTGAAGAGTTGACGGTTGAGCAAGTTCAGGGTTCTAAACAAGCTCTGTTCTTTGTTTTGAGCAACTTAATCAATCAGGGCATCAATTATTGGGCTATTAACAAGAAAGTTTATGGCTTAATTCCTGATCAATACGAATATTTACTGCCTGTTGGTGGTGTAGACGTATTGAATGCACTGTATCGCCGTTTAAATCGACCTACCCCTACGCAAGGCGGCGGTTATTTTGGTTCTGATGGTAACGTTGGACTGGCTTTTGATAACAATATTTACACCTCTGATGCGCAAAGCACTCCCAATGGGTACATTGGTGTCAATTTCGGCACGAATAATCCTGTTTATGCAGGGTCAATTGGTATCCTTCCTACCGTTTCTGGCTCATTCCATATACTTTTGGAGTGGAGTTTTGACGGAATTACATGGAATCTACTCCAAGACACAGGCGTAACGACTTGGGTTAGCGGAACTTGGCTTTGGTATGACATAGACCCGGGTCAAACGTGTCAGTATTACCGTATGCGCGAGACTTCTGGCAACATTTTGAACGTTGCCGAGTTCTTTGTGGGCAACAATTCAACCGAGGTGACGATGGCGCGGTTAAACCGCGACGACTACACCAACCTGCCCAACAAGAACTTTACGGCTAACCAACCCTATCAGTATTGGTTCAACCGAACGATTCCCCAAGCTACTATCACGTTATGG